GCATACCCGCCGAAGGCCGCAGCCGCTGCCCCGCCAGTGTACGCAGCGGCAATCATAATCACCACAGTCATCACAATCCGCAGTGGGCTTGACCCGCCGTCACCTCCGCCCTGCGGAATAAAAGCAAAAACGATTACCGCCTTATCCTTGGTAAAGGTGGTGTCCCACTGGTCGCGGAGCAGCGGCGCACCGTTATACAGGCAAATAAAAGGCTTGTCCGTCACCGGGGCAAGTTTGGAAATCCGCACCCGGCGGCGCACCGGCTTTACTTCCCTGTCAAGAGCGGGATGGTACGGGTTTTTTGCGGTGACCACTACTGCCTGCATGCGTGCCTCCAGTACCCCTTGACCTTCCAGCCGGACAGTTGCAGATTGGTGGGGGTGGAGAACATCACCCCCACCCCCTGCACACAGTGGAGAACCCCCCCGCCGTCCACATCCAGCCAAATGCCGACGTGGTGCGGGTCTTTGGCATGGCTCATCGCCACCCCGTCAAAATCCTGGGGCTGGTCAACTTTGGCCCAATCTCCATACGCCTCCGAATCGCGGAAGGCGCGGGCAACCGCCAGGAGGTTCAAGGCATCCACATCGACCACAGGCAAGTCCACCCCCAACTGCTCCCGGTAGATAAACCGCACCATGGACCAGCAGTTGAAGGAATCCGGCCCCTCTGCGTCCTTTACCCAAGGCTTGCCTATGTAATCAACGGCCCAATGTTTCATCCGCGCCCCAATGCCGGAAAGCGTTGCAGGGTATAGATTTCACGGGGGAATCTCCGGTTGGCGAAGTTCCCAAAGGAGGCGCGGGCCTCCACCTGAGAATCACTGGCTTTGATGGCCTTTATCTCCATGTGCATAGGAGGATCATTCTGCGGGCCGGACAGATCGGACACCAGATATACCCTGTAAGTCACGGCGATTGCCCCGGTTGACACATTCGCGGCGGCAATGTTCTCCTCAATCTCAGCGGTCACGTTGTCAATTTCGATGGTCATTTCCGGTCCGGAAGCCTCGGACACCTCCGGCTTGGTAAACCGAAAAGCCATCGCCACGAAAGTAACCTCCTGCCCTGCATTCTCCGGGGCGGTGTCCTCAAGATATGCCGCAAGATCAACGTGGTCGAGAACCACCCGAATGGGCTCGGTAAATGCTGGATGCCGAAACTCAAGGGTGTGCAGGGCCAGAGCGGAGGAGGGGGCCACGGCGTATGCTTCCTTGATTGCCTGGGAAAGAGTTGAGTCGGGCATTATAACCTCGTGGCCAGTTCAGCTTCGGTGAGGATCGGCATGGAGCGGACTTCAAGGGTGCCGGAAATGACCCATCGCAAAATAGAGCTTTCTGGGGCAGCCTTGTATGGCCCTGAAAAATGGGCCTCGCAGGAGACCAGCCCCTTGCCGTTGGCAAGGGTGACGGTGAACCACCCGGCGCCATCGGAAATCTCGTAATGGTGCCATGCCTCGAAGGTGGCGAGCTGGTCTTGGGACACCTTGAACGACACCGGAACGGAGGTCGGCGTGGTGGAAAACCGCCGGCGCTGCCTGGCCGGCCCAGCATCCATTGTGGTGCGGAGAAATGCCTGGCCAGGCTCCAAGGAGTATCCTGGGACCTGAGGGCGCGGAAGAGTTGAAGGCCAGGTTGCCATATCAGCGGGTCATCCCAAAGGCGGAGTTGAGGGAATAGCGGTTCTCGAATACAGGGGCCAGCCCTTTACCCTGTGCCACCCGCGCTCCCATTTTTCCTTCTATCTGCTCAACCAGCACATCAATGATTCTAACCCCTCCGGAGTCGGTGCGTTCCGTGGCGGTAGCCTTGGTGCCGCTGGCATTGTTGATGACATTGACCTGAACATTTGCGGCGCCGCCCTGGGCCTTTACTCCCAGGTCTCCGCCGGGCATTCTGGTGAGCGGCATAATGGCTTCCCCAGGAGAACCTGGCTTTTCCCCCATAAGGCCAACGCCGGAAGCGAAGGCAAAAAGGGTGGGGGAGGAAACAATGCTGTTGCGGTAGGCGTCTATACCTGGACCGGAAAAGACGTTGCCCTGTGCGCTTGCAACGTATGAAAGATCGGCCTGGGCCCCGGAAAACGACGTCTCCGCTGAGAAGCCGGAGGAGCCGAACAAGCTCCNCACGATGCCTGATACCCCGCCCGCTCCCTTATATGCGGCAAGCATCGGCTCGGCAATGCTTGCCTGGATCATCATCTGGGTGATCATCTTGCCGAAACTCTCCGCGATGCCCTGGAAGCTAAAATCGGCGGACCAGAGCATGTCGTTGAAGTCCTGGCTCATATTGCTGGCCCAGCCGCTGAAAGCATCGTCAAGGGCTTTTGCCGTGTCGGTTCCCTTGTCTTTCAGCTTTTCCAGGGCTGCCACTTCCTTCTCATACTGCCGGTCATCCAGGGCGGTAAGGTGCTGGCGCATCTCTTCCGAACTGATTTTGTCGGCCGCCCACATGTCGATGACCGACTGGCGCAGATCGTCGTATTCCCTTGCCACCTTGGCCACTGCCCGTTCCTGATCCGACAGTCCTGCCAGTGCCGCATCGTTGTACGCTTCGGTGATCTTTTTCAGCTTGTCGCGTTCGTCCTTGGCATCTTTATCCGCCTGCTTTGCCGCCTCCTGTATCTCCTTGTACTCGGTGGTGGAGGCGATCAGGTTGTCCTGGGCGGTGACGTACTCCGACACGCTGATCTTGCCCTTGGCGTATTGGTTGTCCAGGATGGCCAGGTCGTTGATGTAATCCTCCTGTTCCTTTTTAAGAGGCAGGAGGCGATCCATGGTGGATTCGATTTCTTTGGCGCGGCGATCCGCGGCTTTCTTTGCTTCGTCGATGGCTTTCTTTGCTGCTGCCTCGGCCTTTTTGTCCGGCTTTATTTCGCTGGCCAGCGCCCCATCCGCAAGAATGGTCCCGGTTTTGGTCGGCCCTTCAAGCAATGCCCGGCTGACTTCGGCAACACCTCTTCTTCGTTGCTCGAAATCGACCATCATCTTGCGCTGCATCAGGTCGGCTTCCTGGAAAACCTTCAACTGTTCGCCGCTGAAAAGCTTCAACCCTTCTGCGTAGATCCCCGGAGCCTGAGCAAGGAAGGTCCAGCCCTGGATCGACTTGCCGGAAAACTCTGCCGTGGCGGCAAGGAAATCAATAATCCCGCTGCTGCCGATGGCGTTTTCAAGCTCGATGATTGAGTTCTTGAAGCGCATGAAAGAGGCGGCCGCATTGTCGGCTGCATCTTCAACGCCTGGGCCGAATGTCTTGCGGAGTTCGGCGGCAAGTTTCGGCAGCAGGTCAACGGCCAGCACCTCACCGTTTTCCAGCATCTTGTTGAGCTGGGCATCGGTAACGCCCATGGCGCGGGCGGCCATCTGGAATGCGCCCGGCAGCCGCTCGCCCAACTGGCCACGCAGCTCTTCCGCCTGCACGTTGCCCTTGCTCATCATCTGGCTGATGGCTCTCAGGGCGCCGCTCACCTCTTCTTCGGTGAGGCTTAATACCCGGCCGGCCTCTGAAACAGCGGAGAATATGTCGCGGGTTTTCTGCCCTTCCAGCGAGGTGCCTTTTGAGGCGGCGGTCAGCTTGGTATAGTCGTCCGCCAGGGTGATTACACCAAGGCCCAGGCGATCAGCCTCCGCCCTGATGTAGGCAAGCTCGATGCGGGCGGCGGCGGATGAACCGGTGATGGTTTTCAGGGCTGACTCCATCCCCTGAAACTTCATGGTGGTGGCGAGGATATCCTGAACCGCGACCCCTGCGGAGATGGTGACAAACGAAGCGATAAACGCTTTTGCAGAAGCGGACAGGTTGTTGAATGTGGACGATCCTTTCTTGCCCAACGCATCAAGGTCGCCTTGCATCCGCACGCCGATGTCCCTGTGCCACTGGTCGGCCATCTCTTTTGAGACTCTGCCGGACTTGGAAAGCTGGTCGATCTGGTTGCCGAGGTTCTGGTATTGGCGCTGGACCTTTACCACGGCGCGTTCGTGTTCCGGCAGGGCGGAGAGAGATATACGGGAAACGGACTTCTCCGCCTTGCGGAATGCGCGGTCGGTCTCGTTGCCGAACTGCTGCATGGTGAGGGTGCCGCCCTGGGCATTGACGATGACATCGAATTTTAAACTTGGCATTATCGTCCACCCATTTTTTTATCGATGCGTTGCTGCAGGTCTGCGTCAATCAATCTGGCTGCTTCTGCCTGTTTGGCGTCGATGGCCGGGCGCATGAATGGGTGGGCAGGCATCTGCCCGCCTCTGGCTCCGAACTCAACCAGATGAGCATGGGGTGCGATGCTGTAGTCAACGCCAACATAGGCTGACCCTGTGCCGTTGAACTGACCGGCAACCTTGTTTACTTTGGAGACGATGGATCGCTTGAGATTCCCCTCTTTTACCGGTGCAAGGCGGCGGGCCTCGTCGGCGATCAGGTCGGCGCCAAGCCCTGCTGAAAAAGCCAGCTCGTCCACGGTCAACAGGGTGTGCATGGTTTGCAGCATCTTCCTGGTTGCCGGGTCCATCTTGAAGATGATTTTTGGTGCGGCCATCAGTTCACCCTGAAAAGTTCGCGCTGCATCCGGGCGGCAATCTGCGCCGGGGTATCGCTCACCGGTTTCTCCTCCGGCAGGTCCACATAGTTCATGAAGTCGGCGGCTGAAAACGGCTCCTTTTTTTTCTCCGCATCCCGGTTGATGTTGGCCATCAGCGAAAGGTGCTGGCCGTGCCGCAGTTCCTGCCGTATTTCCCCGAACGGCTCTACCGCATAAAAGGCCATCCATTCGGCAAACTGGCTGCTGCTCATGGAGGCCAGCAGCATATCCGGGTGCGGGTAGCCCAGCGCGAGAGCGAGCCGAAAGGCGAACAGCCTCTCAGGCCGGGCCTTTATTTTTTTGCCGTGGCTCCGGTTTCCACAAAAAGCTTGTTCAGCCGCTTGGCTACATCAAAGAGCCGCCCCAATGCTTCCTGCGACTTGCGGCCCAACGGCTCGGCGTCTTCATCCACAAAGAGCCTGGCGCCGTCCTGGTTGACGATGCAGCGCACCAGCACCTTGGC